CTTTAGGAATACGAAGTGCAGCTAACATTTTCTTTTGGATATATTCAATATCGGAAATTTCACCTAAGTTTTGAGCACCTGGTAATGTTTCAATTGGCATTGTTTGACCTGGGTCACGAACAGGAACGAAATAATCTTGGTCTACCGCCATTTGATTATATCTCATATCCACTTGACCATTTGCAGGGTCAGATATAGGTTGTCTTTTAAACTTGTTTGCGACTTTTTGTACATATGGTTCAATATCTTTATCGTCCATATTACCTACGAATATTTTGAATACACGTCTTTCAGGTGCTCTTGAAGTTCTATAAATTAACATAGCATCTTCTGCAAGTAAAAGTTGTTTCCAAATTCTTCTAATCTTATCTAACATAGATGTACCATATGGTAACTTTCTATCATCACCTAATAATCTAAAGTGAGCAACTTCCCATGCTTGGAATTCCAAATCTTTATTTTTCCATTGAAATCTTAATTCACGAGTAGGTATTTTAGTGTCTCTTTGATTTACACTTTTAGTTGATGCTCCTTCTATTCTTTCAATTTCTATATTTGGTAATTGTTGACAACCAATAATACCTTTTTCAGGGTCTAATTTTAAATAAACAAAATCATCACCGTACTTACATAGACCACGAGCCCACATTTGTAAGTTTGTGTTAATATCTAATTTATGATGGAATAATTCTGTTAATATTTTTACAATTCTATCTGATTCAGAATAAATGGTTAATATTTCACCTTTTTCAGACATAGTTGTTGATTCTTCCGCATATATGTCTAATGCTGCAGAAATCTCAGGAGTAAATTCCATTGATTCATAATCGTAATATGCCGCCAATCTTGTTGGCTCATAATAAACTGATTGGTTATAAATTGATTGGTCTAATTTAGCCCATTTATCAGAAATGAATTGACTCTGTTGTGCCTGTAACTTTGCTCTTTCGTAATCTTCTCTACTATCCGTTTTTAATAATTCGTCTTTACTAAAATTAAATGAAGGTGCCTTAGTCTGTTTTACTTGACCTGGGAAACCGAACATTCTTGTTAATTTCTGAAAAACTGTTGGATTAGTGAGATTGTTTGGATTTTGTGCCATGTATATAAATACTTTTCTTTATAATATAAACTATTTTTTTAGTAAATCAAAGGTTATTTACTCCTTGGAAATAACCAACTATATTCTCTATAAGCATCTCTTGGAGCATTAGTAGGGTTATCTCTATGAAATAATGTATTAGTATCAATACCCATTGCACCTATTTGGTCAAATGAAGTACCATACGAATATAATGTCTTTTCAGGTTCATATGTTCTTTCAGATAATGCCCATGATTCAATCATTGCCTTGTTCTTACTTTCATTTCTTTGTAATTGATTGAAACATATATCACCAGCATATAAAGCCATAGACATACTCATAATAGAGTCATCATGTGCACCTTTCATGTGGTCTGGTCTACCATTAATGTAAACAAACGTGTTTAATTCATTTAATAATCTTGTGGATCTTACTTGAAAACCTTTTCTTAATTGTTCCTCAAATGCGGCAACAATTTGAGTTCTTTTGTTGTTAAAGTTAATACCTGGTATTTTCTCCATTGCTTTGGCATTGTACTCCCAAATATTTTTGGTATTAACTCCATCAATATATAAATTTTTATAATTTAATTCTTGTAATTTTCTTGATGTTGCAACTCCCATACCTCCTGTAATATCTATAACAATAAACGCATCGTAAAGTATACCCCATTTGTAAGCAATGGCAGCTAAATCATCGGGAGGAATTTTACCAATATATTCTACAACTTGTTCTCTTTCATCAAAGTCGACAATATTAATTGATGAAAAGTCTTCACTATCTCCTCTACTAACATCCACACCCATAATATAACGATGTCCTTGTTCAGGTTCTTTCCATTGCCAAAACGTACCTTGCATATATTTTTCTTTAGGAACACGTACTAAGTTTTTTGCAATGTTTTCTTGTATATCACCAGGAATTACACCATCACCCGAACCTAAGAAATCACACTCCAACTCCTGAGAAATTTTACGTCTATCGTATAAGAATTTCTTAGACATTTTTTCAAACCAAGATGAAAATGGTTTATAACCATCATCTAAATGTTGATTATAATCTTTAAGGTCTAAATCATATCTAACCACCTCATCATCATTATATTGTTCTCTGTTTAACATGTAATGAACAATATCTTGACACTTTACCCAACACAAATCTTTGGTATAACGAGGGTCTTTGAACCATCTTAAGTCAGTTATATGGAAATCATTCATTTTACGAATTGCTTGGTCATAAACACCGTAATAGATAGGGTCATAACCATTTGGAGTGGAAATAAGAATAATCTTACCACCCGTTGATAACGACGCCATAGATGCCGCCCAAAAATCCTCACCTGCTTCAATATAAGCCGCCTCGTCAAATACAAGTATGGTAGGTGTATAACCACGTAACGCATCGGGAGATGTTGCAACCGCCTTTACCTCACAACCATTATTTAATCTAAATCTACTTTCCGAGTTTTTATCAGGTGAAAATCCCACGTTAATCCAATCAGGCCATTGCTCTAAGAAATGTCTAACTTTATTAGCCATTTCCACCGCAGTATCACGTTTGTTCGCAATAAGTAGAACTCTCTCAGGATTCTCAGGTTTAGCAAGTTGTAATTTTTTTGACAACCATGCTGCAGTTACTGTTGTAACTCCCGCCTGACGATATTTTCTTGTAATATTTTCGTTATAATTTTCGTAATCTTCAATAAGTTGAATTTGGTCCTCAAACAAATCCATCGGAACATATTTCTTCTGTGTATTATCAAATGTTTGAAGATATGTTCTTAAGGCATAAGGAGTATCTTTCATAATCTTAGCCAATTCCTTCAACTGTTCTATTCTTGAATTCATATATATAAATACAAAAAAAGGGAGTTAAAAACTCCCTTTGTATTATCTGTAGACTGGTTCACCACCATCGTCATCATCTTCGTCTTCTTCGTCACCGAAATTATTCGGTAAATCAATACCCATATTATTTAAAAATCCTTTTAAATTATCATCATCTTCATTATCGGTAAGATTGTTCAAATCGTCCATGAAAGCATCATCTTCGATTTCTTCATCATTAAATGTTTTATAGATATTATCCATTAATTCATCTAATAATCTTTTACCATTTTGAGATTGTGAAACGACTTCTTTCATGAATACTAAGAAATTCTTAGCTGGTAATTTAATGATTTCAACAAATAAGTAATTTTGTAATTCTACTTTGTTTTCATCGGTTATAATATCTTCAGGGAATTGTGAACGGACTCTATCCCAAATAGCCGGTCCTAATCTTAAGTCCCACACTTCTTTTTCAATTGTATCTTCTTTTTCATGAACACGTTGTGCCAATTCCTCATCTTCAGGGTCACCATGGTATGAAAATACTTCCAAAATACCTTTGATAATTTCGTGAACACAAATTGGGAAGTTTAATGCTCTTACTCTAATTGTTGGAGGATTTGTGTTTCTGTCAGTTTCTTCTTTACCACCAACTCCACCACCACCCATCATTCCTGCCATCATTTGGTCACTCAACTGCCAATATAAACTATCGTTGATTGACATAAGTAAACCATAATCGTTTAATAGGGTTTCGGAACCTGTTATTTCTCTAATTCTGTCAGGAACTAAATGATACATATAATGTCCTTTTTTAGAAGCACCTTGCATCATTGCGTTTATAAATCTTCTTTTGGCTCTTTCTAAATTTAATTGTTCTAAATCATTGTACAATTCAATTTCAAGTTCAGGTGCTTCCATTTCTGGTTGACCTTGTTCTGGTTGTTCTCTATTGAAATCATCAGTATCAATTTCACCCATACCAACAATTTTTACATCGAATTGGAAAGAACCTTCAGGTATACCCATTTCTTTTGTTACCAATTCAATAGCCAATTGTTCTAATTGTTCTCTATGATTTCTTTCTGCAGCAACAATATTGTTGTGAGCTCTCATCATAGTTTGAACCAATGGGCTAATATTAGTATCGGCATTCATAGGTGTATTATCACCTGTGTAATGTCTCATTTTTTGAACCACTTGTCTATATCTCTCAGAAGCTAAAAGTTCTTGGAAATTTTTGTTTGGTTCTTCACCTGTTGAAGGTAAAGGTAATTTTTTTAAAGGTGTTTCACCGCTCGCCAATTTACTCGTCACATCTCCATGTGGTCTATCGGGAGTATCATAATCCATTGCCATTTCATTAATGTTTTCTTGGATTAAAGATAATAATTTTTTCTTAGAAAACTTCATTTTTATTTATCTTTTTTTTCTGCTAACGCTTTTGGTTTATGATTTGGTCCTGGTTTTGGTAAATATGGACTATCTTTTTTTGGTTTTGTACCTGGTTTTGTAGTTGGTTTAGTTCTTGGTTTTGTCGGTGCGGTTGCGGGTCCCATTTTCTTTTCTGCCAACGCTTTTGGTTT